TATCCATCCTTATTTTCAAAGTCGTGATAACCGAGCGATACAACGTTGCCCGCAATTGCCACTGCTGACAACCCACAGCCAAAAAAGACGATCGAAAGGCGACAGATTTATTTTTCTATCACTATCCGATTTTGGCCGATATCCGCCCTTCGCGAACGGCCGCAATGGGTCGATAGCTGTCACTGGCTACCCTGGGCTTTCTCCCCATAGCCGTTGTTCACACAAGGAGGCTCAAGCGACCTCCTCATGCTCGATCAGCGCCCACAGCCTAGCTGCCTAGGTGAACTACAGCATGTCTGCCAGCTGGTCTTCGTCAACGTCGCTGCGTCGGTGCGCGGAAAACGCTAGCTCAACGAGCACCGCGGCCCTGCCATCGGGATCGGTCAACAAGGCCGGCTGGTCATTCAGCTCGGCCAGCCAGGCGGACGGCAGGCTTAACATTTGACCGTCCATAGCTGGTCGATCCGTGTCGTATAGGATTGGCTCATCATCTCCCTCCTCATACCCCAGTCCGGTATCGCCGGCACGCTGGCGGCCCGCACTGTCCCCCTCCCCCAGCGCTCGTTGATGCCATCCATCAAGCGTACCGACCGAGGCAACCAATGCCGCCGGCAGCCAGGCGGACAAGGTGGTCCCTGCCGCTGCAACCTGTGCAGTAGTAGTTGTTGCGGTAGCCGCGAGGGAGGCGCCAGTGACGACGCCAATCCCGGTAACCTCGGCCGCGGTCTTGACGCCCTCGGACGCTACCTTGGCACTCGTGGTGGTGGCGATCCCGGCCAGTTCCAGGGCGGTGTTTATGCCGTACCGGGTACCCACCTGGATGAGCGAGCTCAGAACGTCCGTGACAATAGATCGCCCCAGACTGGCCATGGAGTCTTCGAGGCTTTTCCCTTGGACGATTGCTTCCGCCGTGTTGTCGCCAATCCCTTGGGTCACCGACTCCATGGTGTTGTAGATCATGTCGGAGGTCTGATCGCTCTGCCTCCGCCGCATTCAACGCCGCGATGGTGCGCGCTCAGGCCGAGATCGGACCGGTGTTCCGCGACAAGTACAACAGCCAGACCAACAGCTCTTATGCTGCCCTTGAGTCGATCGACAAGAAGATCGCCCCAACCTACACGCTGCACGGTTTTTCCCTCTCGTTCGGTACCGATGACAGTCCGCTGGCCGGGCACATCCGCACCGTCTGCGACTGCATGCACGAGGCCGGGCACACCAAGCGCTACTACGTCGACCTGCCAATCGACTCGACCGGCATCAAGGGCAGCGTCAACAAGACCGGCGTGCACGCCAATGGCTCTACCTACAGCTATGCCCGGCGCTACCTGACGATGATGATCTTCAACGTCGTGCTGACGAACGAAGACAACGACGGGAACGGCGGCGGTGAGCAACCCCAAAGCCTTGGGGAGCTTATGAATGAGTGGATCCCGAAGGCCTACGCCGCTGACTCCAAAGACTCGCTCACAGCGGTATGGCAGGCGGGCGTCAAGTTCGCCCAGGACCTAAAGGCCACCGACAAGAAAACGGCCGACGAGCTCTACGAGGCATTGAAGGTAGCGGTTAGCGCTCGCGGCTCTCAGCTCAGCGCAGCACCACAAGTGGGAGCAAGCCAATGATCATCGTCAATTGTACTCAGGGCTCGCCAGAGTGGCTGCAGGCCCGCGCTGGAGTGATCACCGCCAGTATGTTTAGCACCGCACGCTCACGGGTGAACGGACTGAACGCCCAGCAGAAGAAATACGTTGACGCCATGCTTGCGGGCCTTGGCGAATCCAAGGCTATGGAGCTGGCAGGCTACAAGGCCGGTCCAAAGGCCGAGGTCGTGCAGCGCGCCCTAGATGGCGAAACGGTCGGCGAGCCATCGAATGCCGCCCTCACCTACGCCTTCGAGCTGGCCGTCGAACGCATAGGCGGCGCCCCGCTCGATGGAGGGTTCGAGACCTGGCAGATGCGCCGCGGCCATGAACTGGAGCCGGAGGCGCGCATGGAGCATGAAATCCAGACTGGCCTTATCGTCACGCAGGTCGGCCTGGTTAAAACAGACGACGGCTCGTTCGGCGCCAGCGCGGACGGCTTCATCGGCGAAGACGGCGGAAGCGAATACAAGTGCTTCCTGGCCCCGGACAAGCTCCGCGCGTTCCACATCGACAACGATGCCAGCGACGTCATCGACCAGGTGCAAGGCTGCATGTGGATCACTGGCCGGAAATGGTGGCACATCGGGATGTACTGCCCCCTCCTCAAGCCCGTAGGCCGCCAGCTCTGGTGGCGTGAGTTCAAGCGCGATGACGACTATATCGAACAGCTTGAGCAGGACCTGTGGGAATTCAAGCTGCTCGTGGACGGCTACGAAAAGCAGCTGAGGAGCCAGGCAGCATGAACCCATCAATCGACCTGGAGGCCGCCAAAGCGGCCTTCTTTGCCTCTGGTGGCCAGCTCGTTGTCCTTGAAGGCTTCACCCATCGACCGCTGCCGCCGCGCAAGCATCCCGATACGCAGCCAAAGCCAGCCGCTAAGGCGAGGCCCAAGAAACCTAACCCAGCCCCGCGAAAGGAGAAGGTGAAGGCCCGAGTTGCAACGGTGGCCGAGATGGCGAAGATCATGACCTGCCAGCAGGTTCACGAGGCCACCGGCATTTCCAAACAGGCCCTATTCCGGGCCGCCCGCGAAGGCAACTTTGTTTTCCGACGAGCCGAGCGGAAGAAGTCAGCCAACAGCAAGCGGGATGCCCAGCGCCAGATCCAGCGGAACCTGAAGCGGATCGAGGAGCTGAAAGTGGTCCAGAAAATATGCGCCCTGCGCGATACCGGCCTGCACCGCGCCCAGGTGGCCGAGCAGCTCGACCTGAATTACGGAACGCTGGTGAAGATCATTGAGCGCAACAGTATCGACTTCCCGCGGGTACGCATCAGGAAATGAAAAGACTCAACAGCCTGGTCCGCCAGCGCCGGCGGCAAGAACAGTTCCACCTGCCGCCCAGCGGCCTCACGGAGCACAGACATGCAGCAAGCACCCTCTGGAGTGGTAACCCTGCCGGCCTGGATGAATCGGCCGATCAAGAAGCTGTACATCACCCGCAGCGGCGGCCAGTACCGGCCTGATGATGTGGCCCTGGCCTTCGCGCTGAGCCTGCGCATGCACGACAGCGCCGATCACCTGCGCAGGCTGGCACGGCGCCTGGTCGACAAAGTCTGCCTGGAGCACCAGCCGAACATGAAGCGCCTGGCTCGTGAGGCTGACGACGCCAAGGTGTTCGACGCCGCGCTCAAGATCATCAATCGGGTCTGCGACCTGCTCGACATCGGGCCGGGCGCCACCTTCGTGCGCAATGGAGGCGATGATGGCTCTGACGCAGCAGCAGCGTGACGAGAAGCGCAGGGCCAAGGCCGAGCGCCTGCAGGAAGAAGACCTGCGCTTGAAGGCTCGACCAGGGACTAAACAGGCCCTGCTGGAACTGATGGAATGGGCCGGGATCGAGGAACAAGGCGAGGCGATGACGCTGATGATTCATCACGTCGAGGCGCTCGGGCATCACGCCTTGTTCAGGATTGCGCGCCACGAAATCGAAGCTCACCGTTTTGTGGCGCGTACTGAGCCGCTGCGGCTATCAGCAAGGAAGCGGACTGGCCAGCACCTGCGGGCGATCTGCGGCTGGGCTGACGCCACATACAGCCAAATGATTGAGGCGCTGATCCACGGCATCCACGCACTGGGCAGGGTGCACGCGGCGAAGTTTCTAACCCCGCCGCGGCACGAGATCAGCATCTCGCCGCGCCTGGCCCTGGCCTTCGACCGGAAGAGCATGCTGATGATTCAGCAGGATCCTGGCGACGAAGTTATCAGTCCAATCGCAGTCACTCGCTGATATCAATTATCCTCATCGACATCGAGCGAATCCCCTTCATCGTCGGTCAATCCGAATTCATCTTCTGCTGCGATCTTTGCCTCTGATTCAGTGTCAGCAAAAACCGTCCCGAGCTTTTTCCCATCAAGATACACGCGCCATTTCTTCATTACTGATCCTTATCCCGATCCCATGCCGGTCACCCGTAATACCCCATCCCAAACCAAATTGCCACCATGGCAAAGGGTCAGTTTGGCGAGTTGTTTTGGGAGTGGAACGGCGCAAAGGTCATGCCGAAAAACCAACCTCCGATCATTGCCAGCCATATCGACTTGTACCCGTCGACGTTGTAGGCAAGCCAGTAGTTGGCCGCAGTGATAACAACGAACACTGAGAAAAACTGCTTGCGGGAATATCTGCTCAGGTAGCGGGTTGCTGCGGCCTCTAGGTCTTTGAGCTTCTTCACTGCGATTCATCCTTGAAAAGACCCTGCAATCCTACCCTATCGCCCCATTTTGACACCATGCCGCATCCGGCCACGGAGGGCGGCGTATGCATGGAGAAAGCCATGAGCAACTACAACTGCGACTACGTCCGACGCCATTACGGCGTACCAGCTGAGATAGGCCGGCGCGTCATCGCCAACGGCGAGCCTGGCGTGATCATGGCCGACCGCGGTCAGTACATCGGCGTAATCCTCGACAGCGACCCGAAGAAGCGCATCCGTAACTACCACCCCACCTGGGAGATGCAGTACGGCGAGATGGCCTAG